CCATATAAATTTCTTTAATATGCCGCTTCATTAACTTCGTATCGCAAAAAGTCTCAGCAAAGGTAGACGATGCCTCAATCAATGAAGTGATAAAATCATCATCTTCATTATGATTGACTTGCAATAAAGTTTTAACAGCGTCTAATGTTGCTAGCATATTTAGTCCTTCTTAGCAGGCGTTCTCTTTACCGTTTCTTTTTTATGTTCTTCTTTTTTTTCTTGCGTATCTTCAACGATTGGAGTAAGGCCGTGGAACTTAGCGAAACCTTCTTCAAAAAAGCCTTCAACAATTCCATTTTTAATTTCATATTCTTGCTCATCAATGACTAATGATGTTGCGTCTGTTTTGTATTTCATAAGAACTCCCTTTTATAAGTTTTATTTATTATACAACAGAAAGTACAAAAAGCAAAAGGGGCCGAAGCCCCTTTCACTTCTATTAAGGTTAGGCCTTAATGTTTGAAAGCACAGCCATCGAAGCTGGGAGGTAATGTTGTAAAACTTCTTCAACATACACGCCGAATTCGTATGTTCTACGACGAAGCGGCCAGCTAATTTGGTTGTATTCACGATTGGTCTTGATTTGAATCAAGTTCTCAATGTTTGGCATTGGGTAATCAAGAGAAGTCGTGTAAAGGAGGATGCTGCCCTTTGGTAAGAACGGGTGAACTTCAACCGTCATTGATTTACCAGTCACAGGGTTAATGTAGGTAGTTACATAGCTTCCGCCGTCAATGCTTGCGGCTTGTTGAGCTAAACGAATGTTAGCACCGTCAAGAATCTTCTTATTTACAGCAGCAGCAAGATCCGAAGAGACCAACATTTTGTCAGGGCTAATACGATGACCATCATACATTGCTTGAAGCACATCATCGATATCGCTTAAATGACCGCCTGAACCGTTCAAACCTGTATTACCGATACCGAACACTTTGTTATAAGGTGAGCTATCGAAAGACAAAGTTAATAGACCGTCAAAAGCGAGTTCATCTTTACCGTTTTCAGCACTGTTTAGAGCAGTTGCGGCTTGACCTGAACCGTTTAGAGTAGAGATTTCAGTGAAGCTCACTGAAGTAATAGCACATAACTTTTCAGCACCTGCGGTACCAACATACCATGCATAAGCAGCAGCACCCGCAACACCGTTGCAAGATACGCTTAATTTTTGGTTAGCGGTTACAGTTACAGCAGCAGCCGTTGCGACAGCACCGTGATAACCCTTAGAAGTAAATGAAGTACCGTCAGCGGCAACTAATGAACGCTGGGTTGCGACACCTGAAGCAACGCTTGAATTTGCTGCACCCTTGTTGGTTAAAGCAACAGCCTTAACAACATAAGTACCTGCAGGAATAGAACCACCGTCAGCAGCCGTTGCGGTTAAACCTGTAATAGCAGCAAGAGCGACCGTTGTGCGTCCGCCTACAATTGCTTTTTCTTCTTGTTCCATTAGGCTTAAAAGAGCCTTGGTTGTTTCATTCGCAAGCACATCATCAAAACCGCGAGTTGCGCTTTGTGCTTCATAAGTCACAGAACCTTCAACACCGAGGGTGCGGAAGAAAGCAGTTCTGTCCAATGGGCTTCCACCTTGAACAACAGCACGACCACCTTCAATAACGCCAGCTTCACCTGGGTTATTAAAGCTTGTCAAGTATTTGTAAGTAGCACCAACACCGCCATTACCGTTGCCAACACGAGCGATACGGTTGCGAAGGGTAGTAGTTACGGGAAAAAGGTTCTTAGCTGCTGGTTCAAGGTTCCAGTTCTGCCAACCTGCAGTAGTACCTGAACCTGCAACAACGCCCGCTTTTTCAATAGTGTCTGCCTGAGCGGCTTTAACGAGTTCTACTGTTTCAGCCGTATTTTGAGGATTTTGATTGCTCATATTTATTTCCTTTGTTAAAAGTTATTTTATTATACAACGCGTTTATAAATAAAATCAAGTGTTATTGATAAAATCTTCCAGCTTGAATCGATTTAATGATTTCAGCAGGGGTCATTTTCGATACATCTTGCTTTTGTTCGACTGAAACGCCAACATCTTCCGATTTCTCAACAACGCGAGCCACTCCTTTAGGTGAGGCAGGTTTGTCTTCTAATTCTTTGATACGCTTCACCAAAGTTTCATTTTCATCGGAAATCTTTTTAAGGCTTGCTTCTAAATCTGCAAGTTTAGCAATGGTTTCATCGCTATCGACCTTTTGAATTTCTTGCTCAGGCTTGACAAGGCCTTTCACTAAATCAAGAAGTTGATCCATTTTGTCTACAGGAGCTTCTTCTTCAACTTCTTCTTCAACTTCTTCTTCAACTTCTTCTTCACACGAAGCGACTTCAGCAGCTTCTTCTTGTGCTGAAATAGTAAGAGCATCGGCTAAAGCTTTAATCGCTTCTTTTAGTTTAGCAGGAACTTCTGTTTCATTTTCTTTATATTCAGCTTCCCAGCTGTTATCTTCTTTTAGCCAATTCAAGTCAGAAAGAAGATTTGCAATGCGAGCGGTTGTTGATAGACTTTTTTCAACTTGAACTTCTTTAACTTCTTCAGGTTCGTCTTCAAGTTTGAAAACTTCAATCATTGCTTCAGGGCATGCAGGACGATCAACTAAACTAATTTCAGTTAACTTCATTTTAGTAATAGTATCGCCTACCTTTTCTACAAGTTTGCCACCAATCGAAAATCCTTTATAAACACCTGCCTTGACTTTCGCCCAGGCTGCATCGTCTACAACCTTAGCTACAATGTAAAGCCCTTTTTCATCCAGTTGGGCTTGTTCGGTAACGCCAACCGCAGATGCTTTATGCATTTCTCTAATGTTAGCGAACTTCATATAATCTTCAAGAGCACCACCGATGGCGTCTTTACTAATGATTTCACCGTGGCTATCAAGAGCCTCTGTTGAAGCATAACCGTAAACTAAACGCTGTTCGTCGTCTGTTTTACTAATTTCGCTGTAAAAATTTAATTTATTCATAAGTATTCCTTTTCAAGGTTTTCTTTATTGTATAACAGATACTATACAAAAAGCAACATGTTAAAATTAAGTTAGTTAAAAGATTTATCTAATCGTTATTTTCACCTTATCGCTCCATCTTGATGGTTCATTGTCTGGTTGGAAATTGATGTTATAATCTCCAGAATAAACAAAGTCCCCATAATAATAAGTGAAAGGTGCATCAGGTGAAAGAGTTTTGGAGAATTGCTCATTATAAGATGAACCATCTGATTTCAATCGGTCAAAGCTAACCACAATTGATTGATCTGATTTTACACCAGATACTGTAAATTGTATCATCTTTTTATTAGGAGTTTGATAGCTTACAATTTTAGGCTTGTTATCATCTTTTGTAATGTTAACGATAGGGCAAATTGATGGTATACTTTCGCCACCTAAATTGATAACACTAATATAAGGAGTAACTGAATTGACGCAATAAGTATCTTCTATGTTTAATAATTCGCATGTGTATTGTTTAGTTGTATCATCATATTCAACTCTTGAAATCTTTTTATAAACAGTCCCAAAAGTTCCTTCTAGTCTTAAATTCCAATTTTGATAATCAACATTTTTATCTAAATCATTTGCTTTAATGACTATTTTTACACTTGACATACCACCATTTGCAGATATCACTTCTGGAGGTCCAGGTGGAACAATACCTTTCACAATAGATGACCACTCAGACACAAGGCCAATCTTTGATACTGCTTGTATTTGCATATTATACTGTTCATTATAATTTGGTAATCCTAAAATGATTTCCGAAGTTGTTGCATCTTTTGTTTTAAAGATATATTTTTGAGTAATGCTATTGTATTTTACATTGTAATAATCAACTTCATCTAAGGGTGATGTAATTGTTTTGAAATCTAAAAAGCAATTTCTTTTATTGTCTATGCTTAACACCTTTAAATCTTCAGGCGTTGGCATAGCTGGTGGTAAAACATTCATCACAATGGAATTACTTGTAGAACCTTGTCCTGCTTTATTGCTTGCAGAAATTTGAAAGTTAGAATCTGGTTTACATGCCCTTGGGTCTATACCTGTAATTGTAGCTGTATAAACTCCATCTATAATAGATTTAGTTGTAAATTCAACCATACCCGTTCCGATTGAACTGTTATAAATAGAATAGAAGAATTTAATATAAGGCTCTGTACCATCGTTAGCATTAGCTTTAAATGTCAAGTCAATAGATTGAGGTGCATTAGAAACAGCAGTTAATAGTTGCTGTCCATCTGGAAGTGTTGTTGCAACAGTATTGCTTGACCAATCAGAGATGGCCCCATTTTTTGTAACGGTTTGCACTGAAAGTTGATAAGATGTATTTGGTTTATCTAATTGAACTTTAAATTGAATAGAGTTAATCAAAACAACTTTAACAGCACTTCCATTATTTAATCTGTAATTATAATAATCAAGTGTATCGCCTGCGGGTATAGTGCCACCGTTCAATTGGAAAGATGCCAAGTTCTCTTGTGTTGAACCTGTCCACATGGGGGTTGGAGCTGTTGGTTTTGGTAAAGGTGAACTTGATTTAACATCTACATTAACAGTATCACCTATCAAATTAATATCTACATTTCCTTTAAAGTTAATAATCTTTGATGTTTTAGTAATTGTAATGCCATTCAATTGAATTTCAATTGAACCACCATCACCTGGGTCACCCTTATCACCCTTAGGCCCTTGCTGTCCCGTGGCTCCAGTATCACCTTTGTCGCCTTTCAAGCCTTGCTGTCCTGTATCACCTTTGTCGCCCTTCAATCCTTGCGGCCCTTGCTGTCCTGTGGCACCCGTATCACCTTTGTCGCCCTTAGGTCCAGGAATAGGATCAGGTGCATCTAATGTTGCATCGGAGTTAATCTTTAGATTCTTTCCAATTTTAATCCCGCCTTTAACGGTAGGGCTTGCAGTTGGTAAAGTATAACTGCCACCCCCTCCACCCCCGAAGGCTTTCTTCATTTGATCTAAAGTAATCTTCACAGTTGTTCTATTTGCTGTGCCCTGAACTGCAACAAATACATCTTGATCTGTAATCTCATTGCCGTCAGGCAAGTCATCGATCATTACTTTAGGCTCTTCTGCAGTTGGCACAATAAGCGTTGCTTTATTGACTTTAATATCTTGCTCTTGTTCGTTATCGATCGGTACCCATTCGTTTGTCATAATTAGTCCTCTAAAATTGGAATTACATCACATTTACAATTCGGATGAGCTGGAGGTCCATCGGAACCATCTGGAAAAGTATCATCTATATCAATGTCGCCCACCGCTTCATTTGATAAACAATCTTCACAAGCCCCCGCTTCAGCGATCCAGCGTTTCTTTTGAACTTTAGCTTCTCTGTATAATTCAAGATTGCCTTCCACATCTGCCCAGGCCATTTCTGTTCTTGCGATCTTCATTGCTCTGTCTTCAGATAAAGCATAAGTATCGGCAAGACGATCGGCAAACTTCTTTGGAGATAAGCCTTGGGAAAGGGCTTGAACAACTTCTTCACGGAGCATATCTCTTGTTGTATTCGCAATACTAAATTCAGGGTTAGGGTTAGGGATCCATCCACCGACTCCGTTTGACTTCATACCTACAAGGGCTGCCCCGCGTTCTTCTGCATAAGCAATCGCTCTTTCTCTTACAGAGTCGACACTTGCTACTGAAGTTTCAACCCCTAAATCATACAGTTGTTTACTTGCTTCTTTAACAGAGTCTTTCACCATTGCAGTGTAAGGCTTGACAATCTTATTGACAAAAGAAGCACCCTTAAAAGTTAAAGCACCTAAAATCACAGGGGCAAGCATCTGAGCGTGTGTTTGTCTTGCTTGAATGATATCAAGCGTTTCATCGTCTTTAATATCGTCAAACTTATTGCCCACCTGTTCTCTATAAACAGTGAGAAGATCGGCTTTAGAAGTATCAAAGACATCGAGATAAACCGATTTAAGTTTGCTTTCGTTGCTTAATACTGCTTTGCGATTTCGATCAATAGTGTAGACTTTTTTTTTAAGCGTTGCCTTCTCAGCTTTTTCAGTAGCAACAGGAGTTGGAGCTTCTTCCGCTTTTCGATCGGCTTGTCTTTGTTTATTGGGGTCAGGCATCTTTGGATCAAGCTTATCTTCTTCTTCAATTGTATTTTGAATTTCAAGCTCAGGCAATGGATCTTTACCGAGTTCGGCTCTCACTTCGTTTGGTTTTAATACCCCAGCAGCGACATAGATTTGATTGACCTGAGCTTGTTTAAGTGTATCAACAACATTCTCTTCTTCCCAAACAAATTCAAGATCTTCATACCCCAAAAACTTTTCAATAATCACATCGAAAATATCAGTTTTTAGGAACTCTTGTAAAGGACCGAGGCCTTCCTCTTTGCTATTAAGAGCTGCTTGTTCAGCAGTGGCACGGTTGTTCTCTCTCACAAGCGCTTGGGGGCTCAATGAGAAAGCATAGCACACATTCCGAGCGAGCCATTCATCAAATTCATTTTTAAGGGGAGGCTCTTTTGCTTCTGTAAAACTTGTCGACCCTGGAACCATAATAATTTTAGATCTATTTCCGAGGTTGCCTTCTAAAAGGCTGTCCATAAATGAAGAATATTCAGCACACTGCTCAGGCGTCCAATCGGGTGGAGCTGCCAAAAAGCCAGCTGGAATGTTGCTGTCTGTGAAGTAAGCCAACTGAGTCACTTGACGGCGTAAAGCGATATTGATAGTGAAGGCAATGTCTTCGACAGGGGAGCGGCCATAAATCTTATCTGTGCTTGTATTTCTATGAACTACTAAAAGTTCATCTTCAGTGAAATCACAGGCAGGCACGCCTTTTAAGATTTGTTGATAAGCAACAGCGGGAGCGTCAGGTGTTCGCCCTGTTTCGTCAATGACTTTCTTAATTAACGCACCGTCAATCAATTCAAAGCCTAAAGTTTTGCCCCCTACTGTTTTCTTTGGTTGAATCGCAATCACATCAATAATAAGCAAGGCTTCAACGACTTCGCGAATCCAGCTATTAAATGATTGATTCTTTCCACTTGGTCTTCGTAATAATTTTTCAACTTCTTCACATCTTGCGTCTGCTTGCTTCTTCTTATCGCGAGGCTTCACTTTAAATTTAAGGCGAGACATCTGGTCTTTACGCGTGTTAATCGCCATTCGAACCATATCATAATTCGAGAGAGCTTTTAATTGTTGATAGTTTAACGCCCGTTGCTGTTCATCTGTCAAAGGTTGGAAGCGAGTATTGACACCCACAGGGAAGTCAAACTTTCTACCCTTGACATCTTCTTGTTGTGTTGGAGTAAGGCTTGGTTCAATAGGCTCACCTGGAGGCATCCAATTATTTTGACCTAGCGCAATACGAAACCCCGTCTTTAATCGAGATAAAAAAGAATTAGTATCAATTGGGGTGCCGTTGGGTCTTGCCATCTCATCTTCCTTTTTTCTAATGTTTTACATTATACATCTGAAGCTTTGCTTTTAGCAAGAGCATCGCGATAATAATCAATAAGCCCTGCCCCCGCAACTTTATTTAACATTAACTCTGTAAAGCCCCACACTAATGCATCGAGCCTATCTGGAGAGTATTTTGCGATATCAGGAGAGTATTCACAGAGTTGATCTTCTAACTCAGGGTAATTCCCGACGTGGAAGATTCGCTTTTGTTCATAGAGTGCAGCGACGGGCTCTGCTCTTGCGTATTTACCTTTAGAGGCTCTCACAGGTTTATAAGCAATGTTTCGATCGTAGGTCTTTAATGTTAATTCAATCATTTCACCGCCATTATTCACTTCAGCAACAATATAATTGGCGTCATATTGATGATATAAACGAATAGCTTCTTGAGCCCATTCGGCAGGAGTATAAATGTTTGACTTGTCTTCTAAGAGATAGCCTTGCCCTAATTCATCGAGCCCTACAACAACAATACCTGTCTCATCACTATCAGCATCTGAAGTCACTGCAGGATCTATAGCTACAACGACCTTTTTAAGCCTTTGGAGCACTTCTTGACGTTTATCAATGGTAAGCCTTAACTCGTCTAAGTTTGAACGCTTCCAGAGGGCTGAAGGGTTATCTTCTAAAACGTGTCCTTCTAACTCTTGACGACCTAAACGCGTGCCTTGATATTTATCAATAACAGTTTTAATGAAAGTTGGAGCAAGGTTATCTTTATTATCAAAAGTAGAACCTGTTGTGACAAAGGTCCGTTCATCTTTCATTAAGTCTTTAATCACTTTAATGGGCTTTGGCGTTGTCGTAATAATGAGCCTTGGGTGTTGACCTAAACGAAGGCCAAACCTTAATTGGTCATAAGTTTCAATATACTTGAACGCACAAAGTTCATCGATCCAGGCTAAATCGTGTTGCGGTCCTCGTAAATTTTCAGGCTCTTCCGCAGAATAGGTAAATCCCACTGCACCATTGTGAAATTCTATTAAACGCTTTGAAGGAATATAGCGAGGCCTTTTGTCTTGAGGAAAGACTGAAAGAAGTCCTGACTCCCCTTCAATCATAATGTCTCTCACTGCTGCTGCATTTGGACCTACAAAAGCAACACGGCGATACTGATTTGATTCAATGTAATGCCGTATTGTTTCGGCCCCTGTCCTTGACTTCCCAAAGCCCCGCCCTGCTAATAACAACCAGTTGTCCCAATCTTGCTTTGGAATTTGTTGAGCAGGCCTTGCATTAAAGCTCCAATCATAAAGTAAAGCTTCTTGTTCTTGAGGGGTTAAACTTGATAAAGCTTTAATGCGTGTTGTTTTAGAGTAATGCTCGACAAACAACTGAGCAAGGCTTTTGTTCTCTTGCTGTTGTATTTGATAAAGTTCAGAGAGTTGCTTAATCATTTCCCAAGCTTGTCAAAGAGTTTTTGTGTCACATCATTGATTTCAACAGGTGCTCCATCTTTACCCGTCAGTTCGACTCCGCTTGTTTCTTTCCAACGCATTCGAGTTTTAGCCCAAAAGATTAAAGCTGTTGTATCGCCGCCCGTTGCTTTATTATAAAGACATTGAGCAATGGCTTCATTCGCAACAGCTTGACCATTCAAAATCTCTTGTTCGTAATACTTGCGAAGCGTGTCATCACAGATACCAAGGCGGGCACAGATTTGTTCTTGAGGTATACCCATACCAGAAAGCTTCTCTACTTTTTCACGAGATTCCTGAGTTGGTCTATGGGTTGGCCTTCCCATTTTTTTTCTTGGTTTCATTTTTAACCCCTAAAAAGTATTATAACTATCTTGAATTATATAATAAAACATTTTAAAAGGCAATAAAAAAAGGGCAGGGGAGACACCCGCCCTTGTCTGTGTTCATTCCTGAACAGAGCCACCACAACTCGAAGTCAGACAAGAACATTATCACACTAAACAGATTTTATGTCAATTCTTTTTTTTATTCATTGATCAAGGGGTTGTGCAAAAATAAGGGTAAAAAATAGGGGTTGATCGTTGCCCGATCGGCGTTAAAGTATTGATTTTATTAGATTTTTTGTATTTTCGCACAACCATCACAACCCAAAAGGCTGTTTTAAAACTTATATAGTTAAAAATAGGATAAGATCTATGATTCTATATATATATTTTTTAAAAAGAAGAAAAAGGTTGTGATGGTTGTACGAATCCAATAACTAAGCGGGTTTGATGCCGATCGGGCAACGCACAACCCCCTGTTTTAGACTTGATCTGTCTTGTTCAAATCTTCTATTTATAAATAAAACTATTTATATTTAAAATAAATTTGATAGACTATTGACAAATAGAGCAAAAATGTTATTATGTATATATAAGACAACAAATCTTATATCACTACAAACAAAAAAGGAGAAACAAAATGAACACAGATATATTTCAAAAATTAGTTTTATTATCAAAAAATGAAGACATTCCTAAAGAATTGGTTGATGTGCTTTATTATCTTGTTGAAAAGAAGTCTAAAAAGACTATCGTTAAAGATATTTCAAAACGTTATTCTTGTGTAAAATCTTTCATTCAATCTTATCATATCAAAACTTCAGAAACGCATATGGTTTCAAAAAATGAACTTTACGATCTATATATTTCTTTTTGCATAAGATTTAAATTCATTCCAATCGCTTCTTCTGTGTTTTGGCCTGCTCTTGAAAAAGAACTTTCTTCCATTGAAAATCATTTTATCAATTTAGAAGGAAAACTTAAAAAACGAGATGGCACAAGAGAGCGTTATGTTTATCTCTCATTTGAATTACTTTAATTAAAAAGAAAAGGCCCTTATGAGGCCTTTCCTTCTTTTTACATGCAAGTCACTGTTGTTGACGCTGTATAGTTTCCTGAAGCGGGTGCACTTCCGAAGTTGGTCGCAAAATCTACATAGAGAATGTCAGTATAAAATGCATTTGAGAGTTGCTTTGTTTTATTTCCAGTTTGAAACCAGTTCCCACTGTTAATCGCTCCATTGCTATTCATCCAAGCTTTTGTTTCATAAGTTGTTCCAGAAGGAATGCTCCCAGGAGTTGAAGTAAACCCTGAAACTGCATCAATAGAAACCGTTGGATCACCGATGTAGGCCAAATTCAATACTGCAGCTTGACCCCCAGTTGCTGAAGTTGACCAAACTAAAGGAAGTTGAGGGTTGATCCCCATAACACCATCTTGCGAACCTGTGAAACTACAAGCTGAAGTTGGGTAATTCCCTGTGAAATTTGCTGATTCAGCAAAAGCAAACGAAGAGATAAAAACTAAACAGACTGCTAAAAACTTTTTCATAAAAGTTCCTTTCTATAGAAAATACCTCCTGTTTCATTATATCATAAAAATAATTAAAAAAAAGTGTATAAAAGTATTGACAAATAGAATAGATGTGTTATTATATATATATAAGACAACAAATCTTATATCACTACAAACAAAAAAGGAGAATCATTATGAAATACAACAAATTTGAAACAGTCTATAACAAAGTAAACGCAGACATTCGCAAGTATGGCACTTGTAAAGAAGTTTACGAACAGTTTATGTATTATGTCGAACTTCACGCGAAGAAGGTTGACCCTGATTTTAGTCAAGCTAAGTTTGACAAATTTTATGGCGACTATATGTGGAATGCGATTCAAGAAGATCTTAAACATTGGGATGAACAAACTCTAACGACAAAACAATTTTTAGAAAGTGTTTATTTTAATTTAAATTTAGGCAATCAAAACTATTGACAAATAGAAAAGAAGGGGTTATATTATAAGTATACCCCTTCACCACTAAGGAGAAACAAAATGACAAAATTACAATGGACTTTCGTAAGCTGCACTTGGTTCTTACTTTGTGTCTATGCTTTTACAAAAATTTAATAGGAGACTTAAAATGAAACAAGTTAAACAGATTCGCCTTTTCAAAGAAGATAAAGAATTGTTCGAAGAAATTATTCGACCAAACGGCCTTAAACTTTCAAGCGTCATTGAATATATTGTGATTCAAGACTTAAATAAAAAAGAATGGTTTGATAAGCCTAACTTCAAAAATAGAAAGCAAAACAATGTAGACGATGAGCGTACCAAAATCTTAACAAGCATTTCAATTGATGCTGATTTAGTTCGCGAGATTCACCTTCGCAACTTTAAGATCCACTCTTATATTCGTAATATCTTTCAAGCTTACTGCAATACTTTTCGTCAAACAGAGCAATTCATTGAAGAAGTGAAAGAGGAGTTCAAAGATGAAGACACCATCATTATCAAATAAAAAGGTAAGCAATGTACGCATTAACGGCGTACCTTTAGAAGTTTGGTTATTGTTAACAAGGAGAACATTCAATGGCTATTAAAGAAAAAATTAAACATACCGTTCGAGCTGAAGAGAAGAAACGCTTGAAGGCTATCGAAAAGAAAATGAAGGAAGAGCTTCCAAAGTTTGTTTCACAACCTTTATCTTTTGTTGAAATGCTTAATCAAAAGCCAGGCTATCTTTATTGGGAAGGGTATGGAAAATATGGAGAAAGAGATTATGACGAAAGATAAACAAAACAACATTGAAAAGGAAGGCACTATGAAAAAAATAAAGCTGAACACAGGCAATTCATTAAGCGTACTTAAAACGCTTGCAGACAGTACTATTGATAGTATTGTTACTGATCCACCCTACGAATTAGGTTTTATGAATAAAGCTTGGGACAAATCAGGGATCGCCTTTAATAAAGAAATTTGGACCGAATGTTTAAGAGTTTTAAAGCCAGGTGGCCATTTGATTGCTTTCAGTGGTTCGAGAACTTACCATCGAATGGCTGTTGCCATTGAGGATGCTGGGTTTGAAATTAGAGACCAGATTTTATGGATGTATGGATCGGGATTCCCGAAATCTACGGATATAAGTAAGCAAATTGATAAAAAAGCTGGTGCTGAAAGAGAAGTTATTGGAAGATATAAAAGACCAGATGGTTCAAATCCGCGAAATAATGTAAAAGCAAAAGCAATGTTTGGTAATGCTGATGGCAATGATTCATTTATCACCAAACCCTCCACAAATTCCGCAAAACAATGGCAAGGATGGGGCACCGCTCTGAAGCCAGCCCACGAACCTATGGTTTTAGCGAGAAAGCCATTTAAGGGAACAGTAGCAGAGAATGTATTAAGTTTTGGAGTAGGAGCAATGAATATAGACGAGAGTAGGGTTGCAACAAATGATAACCTGAATGGCGGCGGGTATTCAAAAAATTTTAAAGGTTCTTCATTCTTGGCTTACGGCGGAAAAAAAGAATTCTTGCAGCCAGAAGGCCGTTGGCCAGCTAATGTAATACACGATGGATTAAATGAAGAATGGGCAAGATATTTTTATTGTGCTAAAGCTTCTAAGAAAGATAGAGGAGAAGGCAACGGCCATCCAACGGTTAAACCTACTGACCTAATGGCATATCTTGTTAGATTAGTTACACCTCCAGGAGGCATAGTTTTAGACCCTTTCAATGGTAGTGGCTCTACTGGAAAGGCTTGTGCTAGACTTGGTTTTAATTATATAGGCATTGATTTAAGTCAAGAATACATCGACATTTCAAAAGCAAGAATTGAACATGAATTAAATCAATCAAAGCAAGAAGCTGAAATTGAGATTGAAGTTCATCTTGAAAAAGAAATTGATAATGACAAACCTGAATAAGTTGCTGTATAATTCAAAAACATTTGATAAACCCTTGACATTCTCTATAGATCGGTTATGATGTATATATAGAGCAGAAAACAACTCTCTATTAAAAATATCTCCGATTTTACCCCGCCCTAAAAAGCGGGGTTTTTTTTATATTATTTATAATAAAACTATTGACAAATAAAATAAAAGATCTATAATTAAAGTATAGAAGCACATTAAACACCACTTGAAGGACATATTATGTTATATATTATTTTACTTTTAATCGCAATGACACTTTACATTGCATATCAGTACAAACACGATGATTGGCTTCTTTATCTTTCGTGTTGTTCACTTTTCGTGAACGGTTTAGCTTTAACTTTTACAATTTAGGAGACAACTATGAAAAACAACAAAGCTTATGACGCACTTAATTTTTTGAATTTAATTATTTTTGAAGACAATTGCGGAGAATCACACACATTAAACAATGGGGAATACCGCGTATATTGCCAATGGCCGACTTTAGAAGGTGAGCGTTTACTTTTTGATTTTATTGATAATCAATATCACGTCAGCAAAGATAACAGTGTTTACTTTACACCGCATCAACTTCGTGAAGCTTCAAAATACGAAGGCACACTTGCTCATTTAGTTGAAACGATTATCAATCAAAGAGAACTTGAATATCTTTACAAAAACACTGAAAACAAGGACATCCCTAAATTTCTTCATAAATATAAATAAAACTATTGACAAATAGAATAGAAGGGGTTATATTATATGTATAACCCCCACCACAAAGGAGATAATAATGAGAGTATCAAAAGTTTATGAGTATGAAGAAAAAGATCTTAATGCATTTAAAAGAGAACTTTTGGTGCTTTATAAGAAGCTCCAAAATGACTTTGGAACAGAATACTCTAAATCATTTAAGTTAATCTTTGATTTCGATAAGGATCGATTTTCAGGTTTGTGTAGTTATACACAAAAACAAATTCGATTGAATGAATATCGAATGATTGAATCACTTCAAAACAATTCAAAAGAGTTTATTTTTACAGTATTGATCCACGAATTCTGTCATGCACTTTCAGGTGAAGAACAAAATTATGGCCATTCCTTTAACTTTTATACAATGAATGTTCTTCTTTATGCTTTTTACGGGTATAACCCAGATCATTCGCAATACAATCACAAAGAAGAAATTAAAAGCAAATTAGTTAACCCTGCGTTTTTGTGGCGTTATGCCCGTTTAGTCGCTAAACATTTAAAAGGGTATAACCATTTATTGAAAGCAGTCTATCGTTTAGATGCTCGCTTTTCTTTACAAAATGATCGTTTAATTCAAGCTAAAAAAGATCGCTTTTATGATGCACAGGTATTGCGTATCATTGTTCAATTAAGTAAAGATAAAGATGAGAAGATAAACCGTCTTGAAAAACAATTGACTAACTATAAGAAAATAGAAGCAAAATTTTATTATATTTTAGGCGGTCTGTCTTTGCTTTTTGTCCCAACTCTTTTTAAGTTGGTCTAACATTAAGAAAATAAACAAACTCCAACCTTTTACAGGCTTTAACTGTTTTAACTCTTCTTCGTCAATCTCTTTTTGAAGCAAGGCTTGCTCTAAAACAAGCTTTCTTCGTTTAATCTCTTTATAGAGTAAATGAATTGCTTCCTGTTTCTTTTTAATCAACTCGAAATCTTTGGGGACTTCCTTTTTTAATTTTGAAACATCGTCAATCAAGTCTGTAATTTTCAAGACCAGATCGCGAGTGCTCCAAAATCTTAAAATCATTTTAAGTCCTTGATTTTTTGAACATATTCAATGAGGTATTGATGGCGTTCTTTACACGCTCTGTAAAGCCCGATCGTATCAATTTGATTATTCACGACGGCTTGTAAAGTATTTCCCTGAATCTGAGGCAATGGTTCACAAGGCAACATTGAATAAGTCGATGGCATAGTGAGATTCTCTTTCACAGGTTGAACTGTAGAAGCACAGCCCGTCAAAAACATAGCTAATAAAATATAAAGTTTCATTGATTTGCTCCTTTAATTAGCTCATTTAATTTATCTGTAATACCTTTTGGAACAACTTTACATTGTTCAGCGACTTGAACTTTAATAATAGCAGCTGCATCGTCTTTTGCTTTGTTTGCTTTCTCTAACTGTGCTAAGCGATTCTTTTCAGCTTGTAGGGCTTTAGAATACTCTTCTTTCGCCTGTTCTTTCGCTTGTGCTACTTCTTTTTCAATCATCTCTAACTGTTTAATACGAAGATCGTTCTCAGCGTTATGATAACCTTTCTCATACATATAGAAAGAGAAGCCCGCAACGACTAAAGCAATGCCGATCCATTTTAAGATACTTAAAGGAATAGGAAGCCAGTTCATAATAAAAATAAGGTCCTTTCTGCTTCACGCCTGCGGGTTAAACCTGACATTACTTGTCCTGCGGCTTTGTTCCACTTCAAAAATTCGTCTGCTGCGGCTTTACTATTTCCAGCGTTAAAATATCTCAAAAGGCTTGACTTCTCTAAATTACCCAGTCCGCAATTATAAGCAAAAGAAACTAAGGCATCGAATTGACTTTGAGTCACATCAACTTTTAATAAATTGTTTACCCCTTTCGCTTTTTCATCAACTTCTAATTGTAGATAATGATTTGCCTGCTCTTGTGTAATTGTTAAATCGTGAGGGACAGGCTTTCCATCAATCTTCGTTGTTCCATAGCCGATGGTCCAAGGTTCTGCATGAGTTCCAGGGTCAGGGTATGCTTTTAATTTACAACCTTCAAAAGACTTGATTAAATCATAACATTTATCAGAAGGAGTCATTTTACACCTCGAATCTCATTAAAAATGAAATAGTTAGCAATAAGAAAAGCAAAGGCATTAAAAAGAAATGGCGAATGAATTGTCTTACAATTAAAAAGCAAAACTCTCGATAAACCCAAAAGAAGAACGCGAAAGGAGCAACTAACACTGAAATAAACAGCGTTAACTGAGGGTGCTCTTTCATATAAGCTTCTGTTTGCTTTTTCATATCGTATCTTCTTTCTGTAATTCTTCATTCGTTTGCTTCTCTTGAATCTTCGCAATCGTAATTTCATCGCGATATTTCAAGATAAGCTCCCATTCTTCATCGCGAATATACCAATTTTTAATTAAAAAGCGAATCAAATAAAATGAAGCAACGGGTGCCACCATCATTTCAGCAAAAATTCCAATTTGATGATATGCGAAAGGGTTATTGATTCCAGCGAAACTATTGACAAACATTGTAAATGCGTCAAACCAAGCAAACCAACCACACCACCAAGCGAGTCCAATAAAAGGTTTTGGGCATATTCGTGTTAATACAAAGATAAACATTACAAGACCTAAGATGAAATCAAATGCGGCGGTAAACCCCCATACGAATTCAATGCTTTCGATTGTTTGTTGAAATTCCATTATTGACCTCCATTATTTAAAGGATTAATATCTTTTGTCATTTCAACGATATCTTTTCCTTGTCTGTTCGCAAAGAAGTTCGCAACAGCCCCTAAAACATTCCAAGCGATAAAGCCAATAGAAAACGCCACCCCCATTAAAACTTCACTATCTGAAGCCGCTGACGCATCAAAGATTTTTAATGTTATTGGAGGGGCTAAGGTTGCTGCAGCAGCGGTACTGACTAAAACACGAACAATACCATCTTTAATGTTTTTTGGTTTAATATAAATAAGCAAAGAACTGCCGCCAAGGAATCCCCCGAAAGCGCTCATCACTTTCATTGTGATTTCAGTAAGATTCGAAGGACAGTCCATAGTGCTACCATACAGTTTTCCATTTTCTATATGATAGCACAAAACGTCAAAAAATCAAAGGTCTGTACCTAATTTTATTGATTTTTTCACCTCGTCCTTCGTTTCTGTTGGAATTTCATTTGGAGCAAGGCGTTGAATCACTTTATCAAACCAAGTCATCAATGTTTTATTTTGAACTTTAGAAGCAATCTTCAAAGCCGCCATCTCTTCACTTTCTGCTTGACCTGACTCAACAAAAGATTTTAACGGATCATCTTCAACATTCACTTTAAAGAATTCATTAAATTTATCTTTGCTAATCACTGATTTAATAAGCTTTTTTGTAATCTTCTTGAAAGTTTCAATACTCTTTGTTAAAAGTTTATTTTTATTTTCTAAAGAAAGATTATATGAAGAAAGTTTAACTCGCTCTTTTTCAAGTAAATTGTTTTGTTGTTTCAATTCTTGCGTTTTCACGAAAAGGCCTTGCGTCAATTCAATATGTTCCTCTATTTTCATTCGTTTAAGTTGTTCAACAGAAGGCATATCATCTAAAGCTTTTTCAATATGGCCGTAATAAGTTTGAATTTTTTGATGACTAATTAAAGCCCCTTTCATTCCACGCTCTACCCCATATTTTTTAGACACTTTATCAAAGAAGCTGTCTTGCATTTCCCGCAACTTTTGACGACCATCAATAAATGTTTTAGCACAGAGATGCCCGCGTTTATCGATGGGCACAACATAAGCATGCATATGCGGTGTCTTTTCGTCTAAATGAATAACCACCCCAACGACATTTTCTTTACCGTGTCTTTCGTCAAGCCATTCCACTGTGTCATTAAAGAACTGCTTCCATTGCTTGCCATTATCTTCTTCAAAAAATTCAGGTGAAGCGGACACAAAGTATTCCATACAAAGTACCGCATTTGAACGAGGTTTATTGATAGAAGCAGCAATTCGCTCTTTAATTGACTTTGTCAATTGTTCAACGGTATTTGCTCTAAAATAGCGATTAAGATTAAAACGCTCTTCATCTGCATTCGGGGTCTCTCTTGTTCGATAAGTATGAGAAGAGCTTGCCCCGATCTGTCCGAAGTTTTTTAATTTATCAAAAGATACAATCTGTTTCATTTTAGCTTACCTCGCTTGGGTGTCTCTCATAATACTTGCCACCCACAATGGCTAAATCTTTAATGTCAACATATTCAAAATTAACATTTTTAGATACAGTATCAATATGAGCAATCATAAAACCGCAAGACCATTTCTCACCATCGCAATAGCTTGCAGATCTTTTATGAAGAGAACCTAATTGGCACCACTGATAAGAACCATAAGTTAAATTGTAAATTGTTTCAGCTTTATAAGAATGATGATGTCCATTTACTCCAGGCATACCCCAGGCTTTGGCATACGGAAAATGGTGAACAAGAAGGCTGTCCCAATATACTTTATGATTGTTTGCCAATTCAGATTTAAAATCTTTTGTTCCCCAGGCTGCTAAATTTGTTTTAGTAATATAATTGATCTCTAATTCTCTTAAAGCAAAAATATCTGCTAAAGTCAAGCCCAAAAAATCAGATAGAACAGCCCGCATTGCAGGAGATTGATCGGCTAAATGCTTAACAAGTCGAGCTTCGTGATTACCTTCAATCATATCAAATTGAGCGTTTGGAGCAGCTTCTCTTAATGGTCTTAAAATGTTTTCTTTTGTAAACTTTAATTTAGATACTACATCCCATTCGCGAGGGTCAACACCATATTTACCAAATTCAGCTAAATCATAAGTATCGCCCGCCAAACAAATGACATCGGGTTGAATGCGTTTAGCTGTATCTACAAAAACTCTTAATGCGAATCGATCAATCTCTTCATCGTGTAAATCGGAAGCAATCAATACCGTCTTAATTTTGTTTCCGTTTCCAGGCTTAATATACTTTTCGCCGTATTCTTGATTTTCTAAACTAATCTTTCGATAGTGATCGACGCTTGCATGTTTCGCAATATGTTTTTCCAATTGCTGTTGTTGTCTTGAAAGGGTTAAACCTGCGATACGCTTGAACTCATCAAATGTACCGAAATGTCTATTCCATGCAGATTCTGCTAATTTAGAATTTGCTCTAAAAAAATTACGGCTAATAAATTTTTCGGGATCTAATTTAGCAATTCTTCGAAGTTCGTCAATACATTCATCGCGGGTTGCTTCTTTAATTTTAGTTTCAATTTCACTCAAAGGTGCAGTTTGCTTTTTCATTTTGTTCTCCAAATTATATGGTGATTAAATAGAAGATTTTAAAGTGATCTTTTTAACACTATCTAACATCCACTTTATAAAATCGTGAATGTAAAGAATAATTTCAGAAGATTCAGTTGGGTATTTTCCTTCAAAATCTTCAATGTAAACATCGCGTTCTTCAGCAAGTTCAGTAATTTCTAGAATAGTTTGATCAATATCTTTGAACAATGTTTTCAAAGTAATCTTTTTCGTCGTTGTCATTGTTGCTCTCCTTAAACGAATCTTTTGAAGTAGAGCATCTAATTCGCGATCTTTTTCCTTTTCTCTTGCTTCTAATTCAGGGTTAATTTTTCGAAAGTCTCTCTCGTGTTTATTCGCATCTATTTCATTGACTTTCTGTGCTCTCATTTTCTTAATTGCGTCTTTATCGCTTAACTCTTTATAAAGCAATCGTGCGAGTAAACGCTCACCCAACTTATTATAATAGTCAAACAACACAGCTTCTGATAATGTTTGCCAATTTTTAATTTTTTGATAATCTTCAATTTCCATAATTTGTCTCCCTCTATATATACATCATAACCGATATAATAACTTTGGCAAGGGTTGTCAAGGGTTTACAACACTTTTTTTATAAAAAAATGAAAGAAAGTTTTTATCTCATTGATTTTAAACCCTTGTGCAAGATCAATGGTCAAAAAGAGGGTCGTACCGTTGCCCGATCAAGTTAAAGTATTGATTTATAAAGGTTTTTTGATTTTTTGCACAATAGCACAACCCAAAAGGCCATTTTAAAACTTATATAGTAAAAAATAGGATAAGATCTATGATTCTATATATATATTTTTTAAAATAAAGAAAAAGGTTGTGATGGTTGTACGAATCCAATAACTAAGCGGGTTTGATGCCGATCAGGCAAAGCACAATACCCAGTTTTAGCCTTGATCTGCCTTGTTCAAATCTTCTATTTATAAATAAAACTATTTATTTTTAATAATGCTATTGACAATAATGATTTGATCAACTATTCTATATAAGTAAGCCACCAAAGCTTCAATGAAAAATTAGGAGATTATTATGACAACAGAAGTACAAACAACACTTGAAAACGAAAAAAAGAAATCAGCAACACTTCATTTTGTTGAGTTTTTGCGTAAAAAAGATTATCGAAGAATAGGAAACAACATTTACAGCTGGAATGGCGTCTATTGGTCTAGACTTGATTCATCTAAGATTTATGAAATTGCGGGTAAATATCTTGAACAGTATATGCCTGCGATGGTTTCTGATAAAATGATTAAAAGTTGTGCAGCAACGGCAGGAATGATTTTACAAGAACTTAAACAAAAGAAGAGTAATAATGAGATTGTTATTCCTTGTGCCGACTATGTCTTGCGTTTACTTTCTGATGGGAGTTTAACCATTAGCGAACCTGACCAGGACAGAGATACGCATACCTATTGCTTAAATGTTTATCTTCGTAAATTCTTGCCAAACCCTGAACTTGCAAGCGAATTACAATTTAAAGATTACAAAATTGAATTACCTGAATTAAATAAGAGCGGTCTATTCTCTCATTATCTTTCAACTTCTCTTCCTGCCAATGATGTTCAACTCACTTTATCGCAATGGGTCGGTTATAGCTTAACCCCAATCATTAACGGTGAAACAAAAGCAGTTTATTTGCTTGGCGATGGAAGAAATGGAAAAAGCGTTTTAATTGATGTCGTCTCTGCTTTACATTATAAAGTGACTTCATTAAAATTAGACAAGTTGGGCCCTTCGGATCTCAGTGAAATGATTGATGCGACTCTTGTCTTCTCACCTGACGCGGGTAAAAACATTCAAGAAGATAACTTTAAAGCCTTGGTGACAGGTGATAAGATTCAAGTCAAGTTGCTCTATAAAGATCCGATGACCTTCCAGCCTAAAGCTAAATTTATCATTGCAGCGAACCAACTTCCATTAGGTTTAGATAAATCAGATGGGTTATGGCGTCGCTTTATTTTTATTGATTTTAATCAAAAATTAGAAGATAGCCAAATTATTGCTGACATTAAAGATCGTATTATTGAAGACGAACTTGATCAAGTTTTGATCTGGGCCCTAAAAGGTTTACGATCTTTACTTCTTAATAATATGAAGTTTCACTCACTTGAATGCGATACGATATTAAAGAAGCAAGCTCAACTTAATAACAACTCAGCCTGGCGTTTTCTTCTTGAACGCTCTCTAAAACATAAAGAAGATGCAAGTATTTCGAAAAAGGATGTCTATCTTAATTATAATGATTTCTGTATAAGTCGCGGTGAAAAGCCGATGAGTTCCAGTGTATTTTGGCCAATGCTTGAAAAAGCGTTTAATAGAGAGTATGGCATCGAGGTGAATTTTGAAGGAAAACTTAAAGGACATAACGGCATTCGTGAACGCTTTGTTCAATTAGTGTTTGACTCTGATCTTCCAAACGATCATCAATCTAAAAACTATAAGCAAGTTTTTAATAGAGAAGTGATTGAAATTAACAATAAACGCTATATTGTAAAAATTGATGTTGACTTTGAAACAAATTTAGAAACTGCAAGATTGGAGCAAGTATGATTGAAATCGAAACAAGCTACCCACCTTCGTTAAATTCTTATTATATGAAAGTTCGAAATAGGCTTGTCATTAGTAAAAAAGGTGTTGCTTATACAGAAGAGATTAAACAACTGACACAAGGAATGCCTTCTTTTAATACAGACCGTGTTTCAATTACTATTTTACTCTACCCACCTGACCTTCGAAGACGCGATATTGACAACATCGAAAAGGCGATTTTTGATAGTTTAACAAAGGCAGGTGTATGGGAAGACGATAGTCAAGTTGATGAAATGCACGTTTTTAGAATGGAAAAAATTAAAGGTGGAAAATGTTTAATAAAAATAATTAAAATTATTGATAAAAACACTTGACACCCCCGTGAAATATGTTATTATGTATATATAAGACAAAAAATCTTATGTTTAACGCCACAACAAAAAAGGAGAATTATTATGGCTTATTTTCAAACATCAATCGCAACACAACAAATTAACAACGGTACTAAATCATATACCCCAGTTAAACGTGATATGGTAATGGCTGTGACAGGTTATGACACTGCTCAAAACATTATTTTTGGAACACTTAATGATGGAAGAACCGCTGCAGTAAGTATCGATGCTGAAGCCTTCGGACGCGGTGTAAAAACTGAACAACGCGATCCAGCACGAACTAAAGCAGCCCCCTATTTGACTCACCGTATTGATCGTAAAATGGAAGAGAAGATCCCTGTCGGTCATTATGTTGTTCTCGAAAATGCGGAAGTATTACGCAAAGACAAAAAGTCTGGCAATCGTATTATGAAAGCAACTCGCGTGATTTCGGCGGGTAAAAACAAAAATAAAATTATTGAAGCTTTGTTTACATTTACAATGAATCATAAACTCAATAAAGTTGAACGCGTTCAAGCTTGGGTCGGTGATGCTTTTATAGCTGACGATGCTGAACAATCTAAAGCATTGAAAGAAAGAATGGATCAATCGTTTGAACAGCATCAAACTGAAGAAGCTAAACTTGAAGAAGCAAAGAGCAGCTTTTGGCTTCCATACATTGGCTTTGAATTGCGTGCTTTACTTCCAGCGTTTAATCCTGTTGAAGCCGCTAAAATTGTCGACGTCAGCGGACGCTTCGAATGTTCTGTTGTTCAAAATGAAGACAGCACAACTCGAACCCAATTGAAGGGGGAAGACTTTGATAAGATCGTGAAGCAATACAGCGAATATGTTAAAGAACATTATGGACACGATGCAAGAGTTGAAGCTGCTTGGTATATCTCTTATCCAAACGGGCAATACTGTTCCGATCTTGATTTCAATGGTGTGAACGGGTATAACCCATATCTTCGAATGGCTACCGCAAAAAGCAAGCTTTCAAGTAATGACGATCAAACAGTTGAAGGCGGAAATTTTGGGGGTTGGGGTGTGATCTGTTTATCAAAAGATGTGATTGACGATAATAGCAAAGTGGTACCGCGTTTCTATGTTAGTAAAGTCTATGTGAATACAAAAGCTAAAAACTTTGTTCAACAAAAGATTAAAAGCCCAGACGGAATGATGCCTACCCTTTCAAATGAAATGAAGGGAGACTTGATGCAATATGGTCAAGTTTATGTTCCTGAAAATAACACAGTCGATGCTATTCTTCCAGAATTTAATGCGTTAATTACAGCAGACCATATGGAAGCAGCCCCGCAAAATGTTGCAGCATTTAGAGACCCTTGGTCAGAAGATGAGACAGACGATGTACCGTTTGACCCACCTTCGACAGGTTATAAAGTGCCAGAGGCTACAAAGCCTGTCCCTTGCACAGGTCTACGGCCTCGCTTCTCAGCATAAATGAAAAACCCCCTTTCGGGGGTTTACTTTTTTATAGGAAGGTCATCTCTGTTGTGTTCAAGATGCACATACATTTAACGCCAGTGACTGCAGTGATTTTCATTATTAAAGCATCAAATTGACTATTAGGGTCAATCTCAAAAACCCAAGTTGAAGCCGCTGCATCTGCACCTAAACTGACTACAGAAGGTGTCCCGACTGCAGAGACAACCCCACCGATATTTTTGACACAGCCTGAAATTTTCCAGGATGCACAGTTGCCTGAGGCATCGCCTGCAGACACAAGCCCTTCGAAAGTGTAAACATAGCCAGTCTGTAATTGAAATTTGTTAGATGGGGCCCCTTGCATTCCAAGCTCTGTTGGGTTTGCGGAGGTTGTTAGCGTACTTAAAACGCTTTCGACTTGTTGGCAGCTTCCCGTTGTTGTTCCATATCTTGAATTTGCTAAAATACGATCGCCAGTTCGTCTTGTTTGTCCATATCTTCCAGAAATGGTCGCATAAGTATGTTGCAATGAATGGCCTTCGCCTGAAACGAAAGAATACGAACACGTACCGCCCGCCCCATTTTGATAACCGAACATATACACATGTGAAGGCGTTCCTGCAATGTTATTTGATGCACCGAAAGCATAACAAAAACTTGAACTGACAGGAATGACATTACTTTGACCAATAGCAACACCGTATTGTGTTGCAGCCACTTGATTATTATAACCGAACGAAATGTTATAAGAACCATTTGAAATAGTTGCTTGACTTCCCCAGGCTAGGCAATACTGTGAAGCAGTTGAAGAGATACCATAGTTCGTATTACTTCCAATGTTCCAGGTCATTGAATATGTGCCTGCGTTTCGAGAAGTACCATACGCAATCGATTGATTTGCCCCCGTTAAAATCTTTGCCCCTTCGAATAAAGCCCAGGACTTTGTACCTGCTGCAACAGTTGGGGCTGTTGTTAAATTGGTGCTATCTTCTACAAGATATTTTAAAGTAATAACAGAACCGCCGCCGCCTTGTGTTCCTGCTGGACCCACTCTAAAATCTTCATATGAAGTTGTTGTTGCTGCACCGCAAACAATTTTATACCAAGGAATAAGACCATTTGTCCAGCTTGAAGTATTGACAGAGACTGCCCCTGTTGAAGGGTTAAACTCTAAATAATTGGTAGCGTTTGCGGTTAATGTTTTAGTTCCGTTCGCTAATTTAGCATAGACAGAACCTGTGTAATATGCTCCACCATAATAGCCCCAAGTAAGGCCGTTTGTTGTTGAAGATCTACGCCCACCCAATGCAGTTGAACTAAATGCATCAAAAAGATTATTTGCAGTCACTTCTTTTTGAGCTTGACTTTGTTGAATTAAATCTAAATTTGTTGTTGAATCGGCCATCGTTATTCCCTTCGTTAAATGATATTTAGAGTTGCTTGACAGACAAAGCCGCGTCCAACCAAATCTGAAATTTGATAAATGCGAACATAGAGAATGTTTTGCGTTGTTCCAAAGTCCAAGTTTTGTTGAGCAGTGCTATAAGTCCAGTTTGTTGTTAAAGCAACTTCTGTTCTCTTAATTGTATTATAAGACGCATCGCCATAAATTTCAATTTCATATTTCTCAAAGTTTTCGCCGAGTGGAACTTCAGGCGTTTGCCATTCCCCGCTTAATCGCGTTCTTCTGATCCAAGTTATTAAAATATCGGTATTTCCGTTTTTAGTGCCTTTCGCATAAATCACAGAATAAGGCTTTAAACTGCGTCCTGTATTTGTCACAGTTTTAGGGTAAGCAGAGCCAATGTATTGCCCTGAGGTCACTGCTTTATATTTCGTTGATACATTCATTCGACTGCGATCTTCTTCATAGCGTAAAACCGTGTTGGGGTTCAATAAAGTAAACTCTTCATTCGCTTGATGTGTATCAATAGCCCAGTCTGTTCCTTTTCTACCTCGGAGCAAACCTGTTAAACGATAAGTATCGACATCAATCAGTTCTGCGGTTTTGAATTGTAAAACTTCATTACCAATCACACAAGTATTTCCACCGTTTAAAACTTGATCTTCAGTCATACTTGATAATTCACCGTTGCCCATCTCTACAATGAAAAAGTTTATCTCATCAAAACGATTGTCCATCGGGTTCCAATAATCTGGAACATTTCGAACGTACCCGCAAGGGGTTTCTTTATTAAAATAGATAGACGTTTGAGCGGTATAAGAAATGTCATCAATTGATTTGTAAAGCCCCGCTCCAGGCCAATTGCTGTCCGTTGGAGCTGCGGCACAATACATACCAAAGTTATTGTCGTAATCTCTTAAAATTGGAATGTCTAACATACGCAAAACGGTAGGTTGCGGAGTCAAAACATTTGGATCAATGATAATACCAGGTGAAGCTGGAGCGTTTTGATTGTAAATGCTTGCGTCTTCTTCGACAGCTTCCCAATCGATGACCCCGTTTTGACCTTCTGTTTTTTTAATAAGTCTTAGTGTATACACTGTACCATTTCGTTGAAGATAAACAACATCGGTAGGCTCATAGATTGCGTATCTTCGAGGAGTGCTAAACTTGTAAATTTGACGGGCTTTCCAGGCTTCTTGTAAAAGCACATCTGCAATTTGTTTTGCTCTCTGTGAAGTCAATACCATTGGCAATGATTGCGAAACTTTGTTATTGCTACTTGTTGTTTCTCTTCGCGAGTATTGAGCAGATTCTTGATACGCTCTTTCCCAAGAGAGATATTGAATGGTGATCTCTTGCGGGAGCTCTACTTCTTGTGTTCGAGTAATACTGACATCGTTTGGAAGTTCAAAACCAACAGAACCTTCGAAAGCTGCAAGATCTTCTTCATAGATCCAACCCGCGGCATCATTACCTCGTTTTACAAATTTAATTTTTGTATCGCTTTCAACTGCGTCAAAGAAGTGAGCCTGCATCAATGGTTCAAGCATTGCTCTAATCGAGTTTTGAGCGTTTACAACATAGCCGACCACCTTTTCATCAATGAGTTGTGAAGTATCTAAATCAGTTTCAGGAATACCACCTTGTGCAGCTATTCTGTTAATCACTGCGGGAAGGCTTATTGATGATTTGTCTACATCATTACTAATGAATTGATCGGGTGAGTAAATAGTGACGCGTTGTTTACCCGCGATAGTATCAGTACCATAAATTGCATAGACTTTATTTTTACAGTAAACGCTTTGAATAGTTTGACCTGGGTGAGAGATATACTTATAAAAAGTAATCAAGCCACCCCCGATATTAAATAAACGATTTCCTGAAATCATTTGTGTTTCACTGATATCAACCATCGCACAGTTGACCGTTCCATTCGCTTTTGGAATAGCAAGCGAAGGCGATACAGAAGTTAAAGGCTGTACGCTTGGTCCGTAATTACAAACCCCACGCGATTTAATGCCGCTCTCATTACAGATATAATATCTCGAACAAATAGCATTTTCGCTTGTTCTTTGAAAGAGTACAAAGAAAGAGGAATAACCTTGCACGGGACAAACACCTTGACATCGGCTATCACCCGCTGCAATCTCATCGCCAAACCAATAGTCAAATACATAGCCATTATCATATAAGCCAAGATTGGTTGAAGGCGATGAATTTTTAGGAAAGAATTGAAGATTGCGAGAAGTCGTAGACATCGGATAATTTCCATAATTGAAAAACACCGTTTTATCATTGACTGGTGCACCCAATCTTAAAAAAGTATTGTTCGGATAATTTGTATGAATGTTCATCCAGCTGTCAGTGCTATCAACGCTTTCTGTTGTACTGTTTGTTAAATCTGTATTTAAAATCTTTGTATAAGCTGGAGCCCCAACCGTTGTCGAATTTGGCGTGTTAGTTCCACCCACGATTAAACGAATAGAACCCTCATTTAAATCAGTGATACCGCAATACGATTGATAACCGTTTGTAAAGTTTCCTTCATCAATCAAAAATGAATTAGTTGTACTTAATACACGACCATCAATGATTTGGGCTTGGTCTGTATTGACAATTTCAAATTCAAGTTGAGGTACATTATTACCAAAGTCGGCCAATTGTAAATTAGAGAAGACCACATAAGCGGTACCGCGATATGCTGGGGTATCTGCCCCAGGTTGCATTTGTGATTGTATTGTTGCGTTCGGAAGTTGATCCTCACTTCCATTATATACTTCTAATGAACCATAATTTGAAGAAGAGCCCGCAAAGAAGCCTTTACTTGAAATGATTGACCCAGCTGAACCTGTACTTGAAGCGTCATAAATTAAAATAGAGTTAGCCCAAATTCTTCGAATACCAGTAATAGGCCCTTCACAAATCGCCACGGCTAAATCAATCGCATAAGTATAAGTGACCGATGTTGCGGTGGGTCCACCTTTGCCGCCCTGTGTTTCTTCGTGTCTTGTTTCTTTCTTATTCGTTGACCAAATGATATTCCCAGCAATACGGGCAGAGCCATAGACTTGCGGGATTACTGTACCATAAGTTGAAGTTTGAACTTGTAAATCGGAAAGCCTTGGCCCTTCGGTTGTAGGACCTTTGGTTGGAAAAAGAGCAGCACCCAGCATAGAGCCCACGGCCCAACCCAATGCAGGCATTCCAAAAAATGAACCAACCGCTGCACCCGCTAACCCTAATGCTAATGTTGCCATTATCTCAAACTCCCATCGTCTTCTTGCTCTTGTTGTTCTTCTTTCCCGTCCGCTTGTTCTACTTCATTATCTTTTAAAGTTAAATCGTGATCTTCATGATTGTCATCTTCTTTCGCTTCATAAGTTGCGACAATACGAGAAAGCCAAAAGTTATCTGCGTAATGCTCTACAACGCGTCCCGCTTTTTGATATGAATGAATAATCTTTAAAGGGTTCACTTCGGACACTACGGCGATATGCTGAGGGTCTTGATCGAAGTTAAAGGTTAGAAAGTCCCCAGGCTCTACATCTTCAAAGTGTTTTCTTTTTAAATTCGCATTGACAATCTTATCAAATAAATTCCCGTTGGGCACTCTATCATAAGCTTTGACATCGATAATCTCATAGTCAAGCTCTTTCATGACATTGATGCACAACCCAGCACAATCAACACCTACCCCTTTTAATCTTCCTTGATGTTTAAACGGGGTTCCGATATATGCTCTTGCGTGTTCGACGATTTCTAATTTATTTGCCATACAATTTGTCCCTCCCTGGTACATACGGGAAACCCCTAAAATTCACAATGTTATTAAAACCCGCTTTACAAGTTGCGTCCGTCTTATCACAACCTTTGTAAACGCTAAATGTATCACCGATGGAAACAGGGTAAATCATTTGTTGTTGTAATTCAATAAACCCATTTTGCAAAGTGCTTGTCTTGACTTCCATTTTTAAACCTAAATTAGGGCCGCTCATCCAAGTCAAAAGTCCACCATTAAAATAATTATCGTCATTCGTTAAACTTGTATTAAATCTTCGATTATCAGTAACAGAAGAGACGGTACCGTTAAATGTAAAAGGAGTTAAATTCACTTTACAACGAGCATCACCCAAATTCGCTTGACAAGCTGCAGTATAAACGCGGCCAATCTTTTGCGAAAAAGGTTGTGTCATTCCACGAAGTTCAGCTTCAAACGCAACACGACCCGATGTGACTTCCCCTAAAATACCATTTCTTTGAATCAATGAACCCATCGAAAGATCTTTATAATTAACTAAAAGAATTTCGACCGCTGCATAATCGTATACACCTGCTCTAATATCTTCTTCTTTAATGCTTTCGTGATCAATGATACTTTGAATGTTTAGATTATCAACTGCTAAACCTGAATTTGTTTCTACTGCAGAAGGGGTATAACCCCCACTTGCTTTGTATTGAATGTTATTAAAAAAGATATCTTCATCAAAATCAGTAAACGCCATTACAAGTCCATCGCGTCTCTCTAAACGCCATAGAGTTGCTAAGGTTGTTAATTGACCTTTAATGTGTTGCCGAAAATTAAAAGATACACTTTTCATAATTTAAGTTCTACAATCGGTAAAGTTTGTAAATCGCAAAAGACTTCAGCGGAAGGGGCATTGGTATACTTTACGATCTCTGTGAAATAGAAATCAATTTTATCAGTATTAAAACGCACGGGAACATCAAACTCACCTTCCCAGGTTAACGCTTGTCCACCTTTATCATCTTGTTCCGCATAACCGTCGCCTGTGTAATTTGAATAATCTGTTGTGTTCTCATAAATAGTAAACTTCGTTGCGTTCTGTACTTTAATACTAAAACTTCTTTGATGAAGCTCAGGAACAGAAGGAACATTTAGACCCACTCGTTCACCGTCTGTTAAACTGTGAGCAGTGTCTGTTGTAATTGTTCCTTGATCATCTTTGGCAATGCTTTGAATATGAAGTCGTTTGATCGGGGTCAATCTTACAATACCCGTTGTATAATCAATTTGACATTGCCCAGCCCCCATTCCAATCGGGACAAGCACTCCGCCTTTCTTAACAATAATTTTATTATTGACGGGCTTATAAATACGGCGGTAATACAATTGCCCTGCAGAGTTGTATTGCTTGAACATATTATAAAAAGTAGAGCCGTCAATTGTTGAAGCCATAACATTATTATTTCCAACGCGTCCAATGCGTCCATTCCCATTGTCTTTATAATCAGAGAAATCTTTAAAACGAAAACCGCGGGCCATCCCCCCTCTTGCTTGAAAGAAAGCTACAATCTCTTGAGTTTCGACTTCTCTTAATGTTCTACCCCCAAGATCCCAACTTCCACGGCTAAACTTCCAGTTTTGTTGGCGATATTCTTTTCCGCTTTGTGTTGTTAAAACTGAAGTATTGAAAGAAGGGCCGCCCGTTGTTCCTCGCAAAGGAATGCCAGGTGAAAACACAACTTCATCAAAATCATTATACGCCATTTTTGTCCCTTTGTGCTTAATTCTATTTATTTTCCTATTATATAACAGAACTTTAAAAAATAAAAGTATTTAAATATAAATAAAATTATATACATTTATTTTAAATAAGCTATTGACAACCCCTTTTTCATCGCTTATTATATGTATATATAGAACACCACTCTATATATTCTTTAACAAATTAGGAGATGATTATGTCAAGTAGACCAAGTATTGATGCAACAAATTGGAGCCCTATTGGAAAAGGCTTGCTCGCAAACATTAGAGCTATTACTTCCAATGGAATCAAGGACTTCTGTGTGCCAGGGTTTTATATGAAAGATGGAAGGCTTCGTTTTTGCGGTAAATCTTTTATATCAACTGAAATGGTTTCAGAGTTTATTGCTCAACCGATTCTTAATATGATACGACGTCAAGAAGAAGAGATTAAAGCTTTCGAAATACAATATGAAGATCGAATGGAAGAGAACGCAATAATGCTCGAATACGATGAAGGCGAATTTATTGAAAGATAAACAAAAGAGATCGAACCAAATTTGGTTCGATTTTCCTTTTTAAGAGTTTCTTCGTTGACTTCGACTTAATGCAGAAGCATAGTTGTTAGAGATTTGCCCTTGACTTCTTCTAAATGAATTCGCATCAGGTGTAGAGATATTCATTGTAATGTTTGTTGAGCCACCGCTTCCAAGGGCATCGTTAGGTACAATTTTTCCAGGGGTGTTAGGCACAAAGACTTCGCGACCTTTCTCTCCAACAATGTAGGCTGAGCCAGGGTTAACATAACCGCCGCTTTCTCTAAACCCACCAAACAAACCTGAAAACAGTGAAGAGAAGTCAAACCCTGTTGATGCACCTGTTGAAGCACCGCCGATATTGAAGATCCCTAACGCTTTTGCAGCAATCCATTGGGCGACAATGTTATTGATTTGATTAACAATACTTTTACCCATATCTGAAAACGCATCTTTAATACTCTTTGTACCGCTGGCGACATCATTAAAGAACTGCATAATGCCAGAAGCGAAAGCATCGTTAATACCTTGACCAAGCATATTAACTTCAGTTTGTGCAGTTTGAAGTTTAGCAATAGCAAGATCAATCTGCGAAACTTGTAGCCAATCTCCAGACTCGACATATTTAGCTCTTTTCTCTTCTAAGAGTTTAATCTCTTTTTGAATCATAGTAATTTCAAGATTATGACGTGCAGCAGAAGCTTGCGATGCACTTAATGCACCGCTCTTTTCGGCTTGATTGATTTTTTCAATTTCGGCTAATCTTTGATTTGCGAAAGTGTCAAACTCTTTTGACATTGTGTCAATTTGAGCTTTTGCGGTTTCAACTTGAATAAGGCGTTTAACAATTTCAGCACCCGCTAAATCGCCATTCGCAATTAACTCTTCATACATCTTTTCAAATTTCTTTTGAATTTGGTCAATAGCAGCAGAAGGATCAAAGCTATTCGTTGCGTTCGCAAGTTGTGCTTTTAGATCGATAACCATATTCTTCATTGCTTCTTGCTTATCTTTCAAAGCCTGAAGATTACGGCGTTCAATGTCCCCTTCTTTTAATTTTAGAATGTTTAACTCTGCTTGAAGTTTTACTGCAGCGGCCTGAAGTTGAAGACGATCGCCACCCTTCGCACTTGACTGCATGCGTTGATTTTCTTCCAATTCTTTTGTTTTAATTTCAGTTTGCTTTGCGAGTTCTTCTTTTTGAATACGCGTTAAATCTTCATAATAGTCTTTATATGAAACTAAATGATCTTTTAGTTTTTGATCGAGTACTTCTTTTTCTCTATCAAGACTATCTTTTAATAGCATTAACTCTGCTTCGAGTTGGGCTTTCATTAACGCATATTGCGACTTCATTAAATCACCGCCACCACCGCCACTTGGCTTAGGAATGGCTTGACCTACTCCAGTACCTCCTCCTTCTTTTACAGTAAAAGGTGTATTCTTTCTTTTTGTAATTTCGGAAATTTTTCCTTCGGCTTTAACAAGTGAAGCCGTCATTTTAGCAGCGGCACCATCCATACTTTTTTGAGTATCGCTTTCGATACCCTTCATCATTTCTTTCCAGTTTTTACTAATGTTTTTACCACCCTGCATGAATGAATCAGCTGCAGCAGAGAAGTTTCCATTCTTTAAATTATTTGCAGTATCTGCCATTACTTTGATATTGTCTCTTACTACATTTGAAGCAAATTCAACAATACGAATAATGCCATTCATAGCCACTTCAAAGAATGTTACTAAAGATTGTAAAACAACTTCAACAGCGTGAATACCTTCAGCAATTCCTATTTCGAATTTTTTCCATCCGCTTAATGTATCATCAACACTTCCTTCAACTTTTTCAGGCAATGGCCCAAAAATTTCCGTCATTAACCAATTAAATGCATCTGCAATTGGGTTAAAGATTGTTAAAAAGATAGATTTAATGGTGTCCCATAACGCTTGAAAAAATTCAATAATCGCCCCTACACTTACACCGATAGATCTTGACATTTCAGCAAGTGAACCATCGCCAAAGGTATCATTAAAGCTCTTCTTGACATTGTTTAGAGCTGGTAAAAGCCCTGCGGAAAATTGATTGATCGCCCCTTCGATGATACGGTTGAACTCAATCATATTAAGTTCATATTCTTTCGTTTTCGCAACATCAATATCATTCATTACAACGCCGAGCCGCTGTAATTTCTTTTCGACTTCATCTAAATGGCCTTGTAAATCTCCGCCAAAGGCTTGATTCATTTTTTCAAAGACATCTTGACTCACCCCTTTTAGGGTTTGCTGTAAAAAGATTTGCTTTGAAGTACCATCGGCCATCTCATTATATTTCTTGACAATGTTTCCGATGATTTGTTCTTGCGATAAATAATTGCCATTACTGTCTTTAATCGCAATGTTATAGCGTTCGTAAACTTCTTGATTCTTTGCAAGTCCTTTAGTTAAAGATTGCGTAATTTGTAAAAATTCATCGGACTTGACTTTAGCAGATTCAAGCATCTCTGTAAACGCAATGGCTCTACTCTGTGTTGTATTTAGAGCAAGGCTTAATTTTTCGGCATCTTCTTGAACGCGAATCAATCGTTTTCCTGCTGCTTCCGCTAGAGCGACTGAAAGTGTTCCAACAGCAGCAGCCGCACCAACGGCCCCAAGGCGAATAGAAGATAACGCTGTTGACATACTTGACAGACCACCGCCACCGCCTCCCAGGCCTGCTGTGATACCGCTAAACGCGTTCTGAAGTTGTCCACCGATACCTTTTAAAGAATTTCCAATGCCTGCGAAGGCCCCTTTCATTTTTGTAGCGTTGCTTACTGTTTTATTCGCACTCTGTTCCGACGCTTTATCGATATCGCTAAAACCTCTTTTGATCTCTTGTGCTGCTTGATTGATTGAAGAAGAGGCGGCTTTTAATGCTTCTTTTAATTGAGACGCATTCGCCGAGATCTTGACTTCTACATTTTGATTATTCTCAGCCATTTTATTATCCTAACGTTGTATAAACTTCACTTGCGAAAGACCATTCCGAATGATTTCCAGCGTTATCAATCACTCTAATACTTGTTGTAATTTCTTCACCTGCCCAACTGTAAGTGAAAATTGAATAGGTACCATCTAAATTATCAATATAATCAACAATACCTTTAAAAGGGTGAATGACATAATCTGTTTCAGCAGAATAGTATTCAACTTGCTTAATAGTTCTTGTCGAGTTTGGCTTTAAAAATGTAATCTTTGCTCTGTTATTTGTTAAAGGTTCAACATTCACAATAATTGGTGTCGAAGGAAAATCATATGCTTTTAAAGGAAGGCTTAATATCGTCCAGGCTGACCATTGATAGATGTTGCCTGCCCTAAACTTATACTGATAATAATTATCAATATCAGTAAAAGCCGTTGCAACGTTTAAAGGGTTTCCATCGCGATGAGGCATTAAGAAAACAGGGCAAGTTGTTTCGCTTTTTGTATTTGGGTCTACCCTTGCGACTTCATAACGAATGATCGGATTCACTGAAACAAAATCTTCATAAAGAATGGTGATTGATTGTCCACATTCGTGATACGATATAATGTCAGGTTCTTTAGGAAGTGTATACGCATTAAGATAATTACTGTCTTGACTTCTTCCAGCATCGCTTTCAACATACATTACTGCAAGAGCCGCAATTCCCGATTGTGTAAAAAGTTCACCATAAAGAAAATCACCATCTTCGTGAACTTGAACAGCTCTAAAACCTTGACCAACAAACCCCATATAAACTTTTTTAATTGGAAGTTCAGACTCTGGCATTTTAAAGTAAAACTTAATTGATGCTGAATTATAGACAAGATGATCCAGGTAGGGCTTAGCAGGAGGTGCTGCCCCATCTGTTGCTTCATATAACTTAGAGATTAACTGTTCCACCCATTGCCCCAAACGCTGAAATAAACTCATTAAAATCACCTTCTGTCTGTGTGTTTAACTTCTTATTGAACTCATCCCATTTTACAGCGGAAGGAGCTTCATAGCCAGAGTAAGAAGTAAAGAGCATATAAAACGGTGGAAACTTATCAAAATCTTTTACAACTTTATAGAAAAACCCAAGCTCAACATCGTCAATTTGGGAAGGCGTCCAGTTAAAAGTTCGGGCAAGCAATACATATGCATCAAGCGTTGTTGTTGCTTCCCCGTCCTTGTTCGTCCCTAAATCTTTCAGGTTGTTTTTTTTTGAGCAAGTCCAGCAGCTTCGAGCATCAAAGGTAAAGCGGCGTGAACTTCTTCCACATCCACATTTTCTTCAAAATCTTCTCTGTTAAATTCGTAATCTCTTTCAGTTAAAATCTGAATCACATCGCTAATTGTTCCAATAACATTCGCAATAGAACTATTATCAATGCTTCCATTTAATCGATCAAGTAAAGGCTCTAATCGACGCATTCCACCTAGAGTTAGATTACGAAGATAAAGCTCTTGACCGAAAACTTCTACTTTGTTTCCAGTGATTTTATTAACTGTATTTTTTTCTTTAAACATATTGAAACCCCCTTTATTTATATCTAAAATTATATATCAAAACATTAAAGAAAGTCAACCTGTTGACAATAGGTAAAAAATCAATTACTATGTATATATAACCATTAAGGAGGCATTATGATTACACAAGAACTTTTAAAGGAATACTTTGAATATAAGGATGGAAATCTTTATTGGAAGAAGAATGATTTTAATCATAAAAGAATAAAAATAGGTAAAAAAGCTGGTTATAAATGTAAAAATGGTTATACTCAAATAGGTTTATTTCGAAAAGTCTATTTTTTACATAGACTAATTTTTATATATCATTATGGTTATACTCCAAACATTATAGATCATATTGATAATGATAAATCTAATAATAAAATTGAAAATCTACGAAATATAAATAGACAAGAAAACAATATAAATGTTTTTAAGAAAAAAAATAATTCTTCTGGCGTAAAAGGTGTTTCTTTCAATAAAAGATTAAATAAATGGACAGCTTATATAAATGTAAATAAAAAAAGGGTTTATACAAAATTATTTGAAACATTGGAAGAAGCTAAATTTGAAGTTCAAAAAGAACGAATTAAATATCACGGGAAATACGCGAACAATGGATGAAAAAACCCCCATCCGAAGACGGGGGAGTTTTCTACCTTGTGAAGGGAGGTTAAACTTCGGTAGAAATCGAGCCCAACTCGTCAGCATCATCGGTGAAGGCTGAGAATGCGAAGTCAGGAATAGTAAAGTTTTCTTGTTGTGTTTGGAAAGTATAACTTGTCGCAACGCAACGATTGAAAGTAATTACTGTTTGTTTGTTGTTGTAAGAAGAACGCAATACAAGTTTGAACACAGGTTGCTCACCCAAGTTTTGGTTAGTCAATACAATGGTATTACCTGAACCAGCAACAGTATATTCATAATCTAGGTACACGTCTTTGCCGTTCATAGAAGCATCAAAAGTATAGACACCAAGAGCAACGCTATACTCGTTAGCAGAAGGAGTTCCTGTTACTTTCTTTAAAACAAGGCCTGTTGATTTTTCAACAACACCTAAATCTAAACTAAAAGTTGCGGCATTTGCAACGGTTACTTTTGCTGTTGCAACGGTACCTACTTCATTCGAAGCAACGCGGTTTTTACCCGTAGTAGCAGCAACACCGAAGAAAAGATTTGACATTACACGAGCATCAATGCTTGCGAATTGTGCTTTACCTGATACCTTCATTTTACCGCGACCTACCGCAACAGGAAGTTGCTTAGCACCGTGAAGTTCAACCACATTAGAGTTGTAATCTACTTGTACATTCTGTAAAGTACCAAATTTGATTGGGGTAGGGTCATTCTGCCCGATTGCCCAGAGTTCACCTGAACCGAAACTAAATTGATTAGCCATAATTATTTCCTTTTAAAAGTTAAGAGATCGATCACTTAATCAAGCTATATTGTATTACAGATACTATCTAAAAAGCAACACTTTAAAGAGCATCCGCAATCTTTTCCTTTAATTTTTTAAGAGAATCTCTTAATTGATTAAATTTCTGTGTATCTTGCGAGATCCAAGTTCCGTGAAAATGTTCGCGAAACCATTCTTCAATAATTTCATCTGTCTTTGAAAATTGTTGTACCTGCTTGATAGGTTTTAAACTTTCGTTTTCTTTATTTGTCATAAAGCTTTCCTTTCTTATGTATAGAGTATATCTAAACGAACAACAGCGATCGCATAGTTTTGATTCACGCCTTCATCGGTTACGATATCTGAGACCCAGCAATGCGATACAAGTCCATCTAAAGTTTTAGTTGGTTCACCTTCATTGCCTTCAAAGACATTCGCAACTTCATCGATGAGAGGCATTAAAGCGTGTGTTGGACTGACATAGCCGCCCTGTGTGTTTGCGTGTCGAACATAAATAATTAAATCAATACCCATAATACCAATTGGGGGTCTACCTTTGAGATTGTCATTATTCATTGAAACAACTTGCATAAATAAAGAAGGCGTATCTGCAGCATTCAACTTATCAAACATTTTAATAATTTGAGAAACTGTTTTAAATGAAGGTAGGTCTTTAATTTTATTATAAACCGCTTCATAGATTTGGAGGCGTGAAGTAATCATTTATTTAACGCCTTTCTTACTAAATCATTAAAGTCCTGAGCAATTTGCGGTTGTAATTCGTCTAATGCAGAACGGGCAAAAGAACGGGCAGGCATATTGACTTGCCTTGCGTGTGCTCTTACAAGAACAGCCATAGGGGCTACAGGAATACCGAAAGCCTGGGTCATATTTCGAATATGTTCTCTGACATTCACGGTACCTCGAAAGCCATACTCGTGAATAGGGGCATATTCTACATTCGTTCCAACAATACCAACAACACTTCCATCTTTATCGTCAATACGATAAGAAATAGAACGCCTTAAATTCCCTGTGCGAACCTTTAAGACTTGTCCTGACAGTTTCTCTTGTTTAATCTTTGCGGTAAGCTTTACACAAAGCTTTTCAACTGTTTCACGAAGTTCGGCCTTAATCTTGTCATTGATCTTGTCAAAATAAACTGAGACATTTCCCGCTTCGATGTTTGACTTGATAATAACAGGCATTATAGCTCCTCTGAATATACAGGAACATTTTGATGCACCTTCTTATAATCTTTTAATATATGTTCAACTTTTGGATGCATTAAAGATTGATAAGAGACCGTTCCACCATTTGCTAAACTTTCAGAAGAAATACCAAGTCGATCTCTATTGCGATAAAGTTCAGCAGCGTTATACGCAATGGCCCAACTCAAATCGGCAGGGGCATCTGTTTCGTCATACCCTGACTCAAATTCAACTTCAATGAGATCTGACTGCATAAACTTATCATTGATAAGAGCAATGCGTTGATTATGAAAAGTATAACCATAATGATTAGTTTGATTATATGCTTTAATTTCTTTTTGATTTACTTTTAATGAAATGACATTAAAGATGGGCTTCGCATTGACAAGCAATGTATTCGAATTGCTACCCATATAAATTTCTTTAATATGCCGCTTCATTAACTTCGTATCGCAAAAAGTCTCAGCAAAGGTAGACGATGCCTCAATCAATGAAGTGATAAAATCATCATCTTCATTATGATTGACTTGCAATAA